TTCGCTTTGTAGCTGATGAGGTGCCGTGTAGCGCAGAACCCGATTCACTCAATCTTCTCGCAAGTAAGTAATGGATAAGATTATGAATACCGAGCGCATCTCCCGCGCATTGGCAAGAGCATCTCCTTTTTTCTCGATGATTATTGGTCTCGGAATCTCGGTCTTGCTCTTTCATCGTGACTACTCAGTGATTCGCACGCTCGCTCTTCCTGTTTCGGAAGTTGTCAATCGAACTGTGAAAGTCGATGGAAAGTGCTACAAGTATCGCGTGGAAGACTCCAACTGCGAAAACTCGTCCTAATCATAAACAAATGGACGACGCAACCTCCTTGGACTCTCTGTTGATGCCGCAGGGCCCGCAATCCGCCTCCCCCGTCATTCCGATGCCGAGTGTCCCCATGCCCGGTCACTCCGGAATGGCGCCGACCTTCAAGCCGAGTCTTCCAGCAATGCGCTTCATCTTTTCCAACACAACGCTCTACATCGCCATCTTCTTGGCAGGTGTCATCATCTCCTTGTCAACCCCGCGAAACCTCCTGCTCCAGTATGTGCCGAATGCGTATACTTCGGGGGGTGTCGTCAGTTGGACTGGTGCCGCTGTCCTTGGAGGCGCTGCTGTTGTTCTGACTCATCTGCTCAATGGCTTCCTGTCGGGCTTTCTCGGCTAAAAGTGCTTTGAACAACCTATTTTGACATGCCACATTCACCTCCTGCTGTTCTGGATTTTCATGGGGGTGAAGAGTTGATTGCAGCATCAATCCTTGAATCCGTTTGAGTTCCTCTTGCAGAAGATTCTGCCGACGAACTTCTCGAATGTACCCAACTATGGTTCGCTCGTCATACATTGTTATGTAAAACGAATGTTTCTCGTGGAAATGCCTTTACCGTAATGGAGCGCTTTGAGAAGATTGGATACAGCAAGTTGGAGTCTCTGATGCTCCACGATATGTATGAAGCCATCACAGAAGCCAATACATGGGACAACATAGACAATACGGACGCATTCAACCCCTTTCTACAATACCACGACCACACGGACAACTCCTACATGTGGTGTCTCATGCAGATGCGATTTCTACACAAACATGGGTTCAATGTCGTTGGACTCTTGCGAGGTGTGAATATCGACTGGAATACACTTCAGGGTATGATGCGAGCAGACCCCGAACTTCGTGAGGATATTCAGACTCTTCTCTTGACAGAGCGAAATGCTACGGTGCGCGCGGTGCTTAAAAGTATGCTGGAGAACTAATACAATGCAGTTGCCGTTTGCCCCGGCTTGGTTTCATCCGCGTATTCTCGTTGGGTCTGGAAACATGCTGACTCCCGCATTTGTAGAGAAGTACCGCATTTCACACGTGATTAACTGTGCTTTTTCCATTCATTCTCCACGATGGTTTCGATCTCTACATCCCGACAAATATTACGTCCTTGAAGCGTTGGATGACCCGAATGTCAATATTTTACACTGGTATCCACGATTCGAGCGAGTTCTCCACGACTTTCTTCAAGAAGGCAACCAGACCATCTTTGTTCATTGTCAAGCAGGTATCAACCGCAGTGGATTTTTAAGTCTGCTCTACGTTTGCAAAAACTTTAGCATGGATATGGAGACCGTCATATCTGCCACTCGTCGTCAGCGACCCATTCTGTATCAAAATAGGGTCTTCATGAACCAAGCAAAAGAGTTCATAAATGGATGTGTTCCGCGTGAGGAAGATTCGGGAGACAGCGAACGGACCAAAGACGGGGACACTGGACTCGGTACATCAGGAGGTGATTCAGACCCTACGGGAGTCGACGACGATGCAGTTGTCCTTGAAAGACGAACTGAGTAATCTTCGTCAAGAAGTGTCATTGTTGTATGCGCAGAATGACCTGGAGGATGTTGTAGAGGCAACGCGGAAACAGGGACGCATTCGCGAGATTGAAGAAGAACTTGCCCAAGCAAATCCCGTGGAGGACTATTACCTCAAGAACATGGACATCCTCATTGAATACTACAAAAAGCAGGATGTGGGTGCATCAGGACCCTCCTCACTGCTGCCGAAAGACACAAACACATTCCTAAAGTTCTTCGCAAGTGCAGTTCCCGAACAGAGCGGTCATACCCGCAAACAGATGTTTGATGAATACGTCCAGCGTATGAAGTTGTCCAATGGACCTGAAGTTGTTCAATTGTTGACTGAACACTGTGCGCAGTGCAATGTGGCACGCGAAGAGATTTCATCCGAAGGCATTCTAGTCTGTCCACGTTGTGGATCCGAAGAGTATGCCCTCGTTGTGTCCGACTTCCCATCCTTCCGTGATCCACCGAAGGAGCGCAACAACTATGCGTACAAGAAAATCAATCATCTGAATGAAATCCTTAACCAGTTCCAGGCAAAAGAATCCACCATCATCCCGGAGGATGTGATGAACGAAGTCATCCTGGAAATCCGCAAACGCCGCATCAACAACATTGCAGACTTGTCGGAGGAAGATATACGTCAGATTTTAAAGAAACTGGGCAGAAGCAAGTATTATGAGCACCGAGCGCACATACTTAGTCGACTTAACGGAAACCCGCCCCCTACCATCACCCCCGAAATTGAAGAGAAGATTCGAGCCATGTTTCAGGAAATTCAAGCGCCTTTTCTGCTGTATTGCCCCAACGACCGCACCAACTTTCTATCCTACTCCTACATCCTCTACAAGTTCTTCGAGCTTCTCGAGCTCGACGAATACAAGATATACTTTCCGCTACTCAAGTCGCGTGACAGACTTATAGCACACGACCAAATCTGGAAAAAGATTTGCGATTACCTTCGTTGGGAGTTCATTTCGAGTGTATAACAAATGAAAGTCATCAGTCTGGGATGCAACTGCTATGTGGGGTTGTTTCTCCGCGACCATTATCCGGGTCCGTCTCATCCATTTGATTGGGTGTGGTCGAATCTGGAGTTCGTGTTGGATACGTTTCGAACAAACGACTTCGTGCTGACAAGTCCCCATATGAAAACTGTCCATGACACGGAAGAAGAATCGGTTGTCCGTGAAAAATACAAGCGCCGATTCGAACGATTGTATGCGACACTCAACGGAACAGAACCCGTTGTTCTGATTCGCAAGACATTGGACCGCAACCAGGACAAGGTTGTAGCAACTCCAGATACAGCAGAACAACTCAATGAACTCGTAGGGTTGCTCTCACGCTTTCGTGCTCCGATTACACTTTGCGTTGTTGACATGGAGCGTTGTATAGACAGAAAAAGACTTCATTCATCAATTCCGTTGTTTGACTCGTTTGATGGCGTTGGGTTCTATCTACACCGACGGATTAGGAGCGCAACCATGCTTCGACCTGTGGTCGGATTCCGATAAAGACATTGAACTGGCGACAGACCTTTCGGATCTGGTCACCCTTTCGGTCATTGATGTCGATGAGATTGAGGAGATTGATAAAGTTATCATCCTTGATGTGTTGTCGCGCACTTCCAATGAGACGTGCTCGTTCTCCGCTAGACTTGTGAAGCAGGGTGTTTGCGATAAGGGAATCCATACGTAGACCCAACTTGCGAAACAGACATTCGTTTTTCTGTTCTATAGATAAATGACACGTGCATCACTCGCAAAGTATTTGGATTCCGTCCAGAAACGCATCCAGTCTGGAGAACTTACGAACGAATCTGCCGAAGACGAGGTGAACGACACGGTCATGCGTAATGCTGAGGATGCTGCGCTTTACCAAAAACTCTACAAGCAAGCGGAGGATGCGGGTGTATCCACAACGTCGGATGCGTTTGGAGATATGCTGAAGGAAATCACTGCCAATCTTCGCTCTCCGTTGGGAGGCAAGCGGGGTCGTCGCAAGACGCGTCGTGGTGGAACGCACACGCGTATCAAGGAGGAAAATGGGTTGTGGTATATTTATGTGAACGGTCAGAAGAGTCCGGGTGGATTGAAGTCCTTTGAAGAGGCAAAGAAGGCAGTGGAGAAGGGCAAGGACATCCGTGCAGCAATGACTCTCTCCGGAATGAAGGCAGGTGCGCACAGCATCAAGAAGGAGGGTGACAAGTGGTACATCCACGTTGGCAGTACCAAGTCAAAGGCATACGATTCGTTTGAAAAGGCAAAGGAGGCACTCGCAACAGCGAAGGCATCTCTGACATTGGCAGAGATGAAAATGAAGGGTGGTGCATTCACCATCAAGGAAGAGAACGGCAAGTGGTATGTCTACCAAGACAATATGAAGATGCGTGGATACAGTTCGTTCGAGAAGGCGAAAAAGGGTCTTGAAATCGCAAAGGAACAGGAACCTGCTGTTGAAACACTCGTGAAGATGAAGAAGGCAGGTCGTCGCACACGCCGTCGTGGTGATTAGAGATCCCCCGAACCATTCTTTTTATCTAAAAGTTCGCGCAAAAGTTCTCGGATATCTTTTAATACATCTATCATTGTTTCCTCTGGTTTGTTAAGAAAGAATGGACGTGATTGAGGTGGTTTCGGTTCTTTGGGAGTTTTCTTGATTTTTTCTGCCATATCTCTGTGCTCAATGTACTCATTGATATCATCAACCATCAATCCAGTTCGTTCAGCAACGATTTCAATTGATTCGCCCGATTTCACCTGTTCATATGCTAACTTCTTGAGTTCGCGGATGATACTTCCGGTACTTCGCTTCACCTCATTCGCAATAGTAGAGGGAAGTGCACCCTCTTTGATGCGTTTAAGGATGTATTCATCCTCATCATCTTCCCAACGCTTTCCATGTCTTTCGGGGACAACACGACTAATTACCTTGCTACCTTGCATTTTACATACAATGTGATTAATAGACTGAAAGTGAATTCGTTTTCATTCGATCAACTCCTTTGCATTCAGTTTCGACGACCATGCGAACAACCAAAGACCTGACCGCTGACACTTTTCAATGATTTTAGGACTGAGTTTTGCCTTGTCGCGAAACGACATGCGGCGGTTGAGTTCTGTGAGACGCTTCACAAACTCATCCACTCCAATATGGTTCTCTTTCATCACCCGATAGAACTCATCCGCCACCATATCTCGGTTGAAGTGAGGTCGTTGCGGGTGATTGGTATTGACCTTGCAGAAGGCGTAGTTCTTACAGAACGATTTCACGAGGTCGTTGAGTTCTTCAACGCTAATTTCAGGTTCATTCACCACATAAATTTCGGGAACAGACACTGCTTTGTTCAATCGATTGAACTCATCGCGTATCTTTTCGTGTGTTGCGTTTTCGAGCACGTCGACAAGAATGTGGGACATATTCGAGACATCCTCCATCTGCTTGAGTGCCTGACGTCTGTGGTTGGACTCATAGCAAACGAGTTCGTCGCCGAGACACGCAAGATAGACGATACCATCCATACGATTTGATGTCTCCATGTATGCGCGGATTTCCTTCACGCGGTCTTCATCGGGAGGTCGGTTGTACTTCCACATCTTGATAGGAAGGTCGTTGAAGACCTTGGGAGAAATCCACAAGACATAGTGCCCATTTCCATGAGGACCACCTGAAACACCAGTAAGTTGCGTGAGGAACGCCATTAAGAGAAGTAGTCGTTTCCCGTTTAAGTTTACATATATCAATCCTTCACTATCCAAATGACCTGGGGTTATCATCTCATTCTCAATGCACGCAACTGTATGCCGCGTACCATCCGTTCCAAGGAGAACATCCATCTCTTCACCAAGACGCTCGTGAAGGATATCAACATGGTCGCCTACGGAGAACCGCAGATTGTCATGTTTGGAACCGGTAACAAGAAGGGATACACACTCGTCCAGTTGATTGAGACGTCAAATATCTGTGCGCATTTCGTGGAGGAATCCAACGACATGTACCTAGATGTGTTTTCGTGTAAGACGTTTGATCCGTATGTTGTGAAGAAGATTGTGGATGCGCATTTTCAACCTTCGCATATGAAGGAGTTGCTCGTGTCGCGCGATGCGTCAGAACCTATGAAGATGCTTTAAAAACCACCGCGGAGACCGACACCGCGGGCAACGCCACGGAGACTGCGGAGAACCAGACCGGAGGCCAACGCGAACACGATGGCGTGGGTCACGGCGGGGGACGTGAAGGGGGTGCTGAGGTTCAGCAGGACACCCGGAACGAACAGGTAGAAGAGGATCGCAGACAACAACAACTCGATGTACATGGTTTGTCTAGATTCAAGAAATTAATAGACATACATGTGGAGGAGTTTGTGGACGACCGCAAAGACAACCGCGTGGGTTGCCGCTACGACCATCTTGGAACCACCCGGCGGCAAACTCAGCAGAATGCCCGGGGTCAGAATGAAAAACAACAGTGCAGTCGTTAGCATGTATGTGTAGCCCATTTTACTTAGAAGTCAGGAAATTCTAACAGACAAGGTCCATCCGAACGCGTCCCATCCGGGCACGTCTTGCTGACGAACGTCTCCTTCCCGTAATCGGGGGGCACGCTCTTCACACCACTTCCCGGCCACTTTCCAAACATCTGGGGGATGGTCTTCTCCCATCCATCCTGCCATCCCTTGGGTTTCGGGGCATCAAAGGTCTCTCGCGAGAACACCTTGGTGGGTCCACCCTTGGCACCTGCAAAACACTTGTCCTTGCCGGACACACAACCTACGCCGGGGCAGTAAATATACGTTCCCGGACACGTCGCACTCATCATGGGTGTGGATACGAACGAAACAACGATCGCCAACACGACAACACCTGCGACCGCATACACCCAGATGGGAATCTTCATCTTACGCGCCATTTATACTTATCTAATACTTCTTCTGAACGTAGTGCATGTCCCGCTTGTAGACCATGGAACGGGTCGGGGCAGTGCGCTTGCTGTAGGTCGCGATGGCATTCAACTTGCGAATGGTCTTGTTGCGCCCATACCTTTGTACTGCCTTGTCAATGACCTCGTGACGAACTGCGGTGGGTTTGGTGTGACTGTATCCGAGCGAAATGAGGTCACCGCGACTCAGAGGACCGATACCCAACATCCTCTTGACAGTGCGCCAGCGACCTTTCGACCCACGGTCCTTGATACACGCAGACTTCACACGCGTCCCCTTGCGAGTGGTGTATCCGACACGACGAATCTTGCCCGACGGACAGGCAGGAGACCCACCGAGTTTGATAGAAGCAGCATAATCATCGTCCATTTTATTCTACTTCAACATTCTTTCGCTTTGCGCACGCACCACACCCCGGTGCCGCAGGTTTGGTTTGCGACACCCAGAAGTAGACGGCAAAAAGAAGGACAAGCAACAAAAGCAACCACTCCCACATTTATTTAGAAGTCGCACACTTTCCACAGAGAAATCCACACACACGATACAGACTCTCGAATTTAGGGTACCGAATATCGTTTCGCCTACAGTCCGAGCACGACTCGTTTCCGTAGACACGGATAAGCGAGTCACCTTGACGCACAACCTTGTAAATATGATGACCCGACTGGGCAACCAACAACTCCTTGCGTTGGATGTCTTGTTTCATCGTTTCCTCTCCGTATTCCCATTTGGATTCGGTTAACTGCCTCTCCAACTTGAGCGGAGGAGGCAAGCAGGTTGGACACGGCTCCATGAAGTTTCCTCGGGTTGGACAGAGTTCGCACGCCATACGAGAGTTTTGTTCTGTAGAAAGACGATTTCGTTTTGAAAACGAATTCAGTTTTGTCAAAAAAGGATCATTGCGTTCCCAAATGTAAAATGCATCCATTCTTTCAGAACAAAGGAAGTGTTCGTATGCAGGTCATGCCAACAACTTCATCTTCGGGCGATGAATACACCGAGGAGGTGCTACGACGAAATATGCGCTCGTATATAAGATATTACACTGAACGCTTAGCGGAGAAAAAAGCTCTCAAAGGACTCATTCGTCTTCCAAACATGCCAGAAGACATTTCTGAAAATATAGTCAAGTTTGTAATACGCAACCATCGTAACGTTGATTGTTCTTGGGCAAAAATGATGAAGGGCAAGAATGGTGATTTATGGTCAACTGTAGAAAACGTCCAGGAATGTAAATGTTTTACATCAAGCGGTCCCTCTTCATTTGGACCTAACAAGACTTGGGATGTCTTGTATTTTCTGGACGCGCGCGAGTGGATAGATGATAGATATGTTGTTTATCGCACGGAACTCAATCCATCACATCCTGTTTGGAAGGGATTAAAGTTGAGTGGAAAGCAAAGCAAGCGCAAAAGTGGTGGAGAAACGTTTGGAGACCAATGTGAGCGAGGAGCACGACCTCATATTGGATGGGAGTCATTGTATCCTCAGATTAAAGATCACTGTGAAGTTGTCTATACAGGTTCGTTTGAGGGAATATTTACTAAACCCACGAGTCGTTCCGCAATGAGTTCAACGACGGGGACAGACACTGCGTTACCCGCTAATCCATAGAGTTTTGAGTCTGAGATGGTTGGAAGCATGTATGACGAAGGAAATCCCTGCAATGTGAAACACTCGCGCGGAGTCAACTTTCTTTTTCCATGTGTATCTTGGACGATCGGAACATTGTGACCTCCAGAACCCATGTTTGCAGTTAACGTCGGGCACTCCTCGCTTTTGTTTTCGCGAACGTATACTCGTCTATATTGATAAACTGTATTAGGTTTCATATCTACGTCTTTCAACAACTTCCATGCTCCAGAAGATTCAGTGTAGTAGTATTTTTCGGGAATGTCCTTCTCAAGAATTTCTGTAATTTTTTTCATAGGGCGTTCCGGAAAGTCGAGTGTAAATCGATCGTACAACTCTTTTGAACGCATTGCAACAATGTATATACGTTCTCTATGCTGAGGTATACCGGTGATTCTCGCAGTATTCAATACCTTATAACGAACATGATAACCACGCTCGGCAAGTTGCTCCAATATAACTTGGAACGTTTTCTTATTGTCATGGGATGTGAGGTTCTTAACATTTTCCAAAATAACAATCGGCGTCTTGTGAAAGTCGACGATTTGCAATATCTTCCAAAACACGTTTGATCGCGGGTCGTCGAATCCCTCTTGTCGTCCAGCAATACTAAATGGTTGACACGGGAACCCCCCTGTTAAAATGTCGTGAGCAGGAATACTTGACGGCGGTATGTCGATCAGATTTCCCTTTGTGAGTTTGTGATCAAAGTTTACATCGTAAATTTCCTTAGACGAGTCCAACATATCATTTGCAAATACTGTTTCAACACCATACTTGCCAAATGCGTAGGAAAATGCACCAGTCCCCGCAAATAGATCGACAAGTTTCATACGATTCATTGGTTGTATTTGCAACTATTCGTTTTTATCTTTCGTTTTTAGAAAACGAATTCAGTTTTGTCAAGAAAAGAAGGGAGATGTGATGAAGCAAGATGGAGACACAACGACCAACAATCGACGTGGAGAACTTGGAGTGGGATAGTCGACTCGCTAAAAAGCGCGCGACTCGGATGCGACGACGCATCGGTGGACAGATTCGGGAGGCGAACAAGGTGATTCGGATATTTCGAAATTTTCAGAAGAAACTTCTCCCGCACGATTGGGAAGACCCGTCGCCGTATCAGTATGACTATATCTTCTATACCAAATACTACAAATCACAAAGTGAATTGGATGTGCTGCGTAACATGATACTTGCATGGTTTTGAAAACGATTGACTTTCATGCTTGGGTTCTTTTTCCATTATGGGTATTCCATTCTACGTCGCGTCGCTTCTCAAGACACACAAACACATTGCCAGAGACTTGATTGAGCAAGATTGCTACGATGTCCTTGCGATTGACTTCAACTGCTTCATTCACACCTATTTGAAATCTGAAAATCCGATTGGAAGTATCATTGTTGCACTTCACGACTTTCTGGGCCACACCGTTCTGACTCGTAAAGTGTATATCGCATTTGACGGATTGGTTCCCTACGCAAAGATGGTTCAGCAGAGGTATCGTCGCTTTCGCAACCCGGAGATGGCATCGTCGTTTGACAAACATCAGATTTCACCCGGGACTCCGTACATGAAGGAACTGGCGGAGACGATTCGGTTTATGTTTCCGTATGTGGAGGTGTCCGGGACAGACGAACCGGGAGAAGGCGAACACAAGATCTTCCTCTGGTTGCGGAACATGCCTGCTGCGGAACGGCGACGAGTCTGTATCTACGGATTGGATGCGGATTTGGTGTTGATTTCAGTCGCACAACGTTCGCTCGGCGACCTGTACCTCATGCGTGAGAAACAGAAGGACGAGGGGTTCAGTCTCTTCTCAGTGTCTGCTCTGGCAGCTGCTCTACCCATTCCGGCAGATGAGTTTGTGGAGATGTCGGTGTTGTGTTTTGGAAATGACTTCATGCCGAATATCGGTATCTTCTCTCTTCGCGAGGATGGATACGCGCGGGCACTCTACTACAAACAACAATCCACACTCGAAAAGGCAGCAGAAGATGAGGCGGGACTTCTGTTGAAGCGAGCGAAAGACACCGATCGACACATTCTTGCTCCAGACGGACA